GTAGCCGTCTTGGCTAAAAAAACGCCTTGCGACTTATTGCCTTTTTGTACGTTACACCGCTTGCAACAGGCCACCGCGTTATCAAAACTAAGTACCAGCTCTGGGGCTTTACTAACAGGTATGACGTGGTCTACTTGGTCTGCATCTGCTCCACAGTAATAGCATATAAAGTTATCTCTAGCTAAAACTTGGTTTCTAAACTTATACCTATAAGCCCTGTTTACTCTAGGGTCGCCACGCTTAGCCACGTCTAAACATTTCTTCAGCTTCAGACTCTACGCACTCTATGCACCAAGCTTCATAGTCTCTATATTTACTATGGATTATTTCAGATAAATCAGTAGCTACTTCACAGTTTTTACATACTATTAAAGTCATTTAATACCAGCCTTTTTTCTTATAATGAGCCCAAGCCAAACACGGGCTACCTTTGTATAGCCTATGTTTAGCTATGTACTTTAGCCCTAAGTCTATCTGTTTATAAGGGTTGGTTTCTTTCATCTTTAACAGTTGTGGTATGCCATAAGCTGTAGAGTAAGGGTTTTTAGCTTTAGGTCTCCAGTTACTTTCTTTCGTCCATAGCTTCTCAATGCACTTAAACTCTTTATATGACCCTATCTTTATATGAGCATATATTTTATAAGCATCTATAGCGTTTATATCAGCGTTAGCCGGAACTTTCTGTAAAGATAGGCAGCCTAGTAATAGGCATAGAGCTACCCCTAGATTACGCAGCTTGCCCGCGCTATCGCCCTTCGGGGCGCTGCCTGCGCGCAGTAATCGTACCGGCATAGTCAAGCATAAAGCTAAATTGTGGATAACTTGAACGGGGCTTGGGCGTGTTGTCCACAGGTTTTTAGCCCTTGTGGATAACTTAATTGCGTACCTGCCGGGCTTTATCCACATCTACCAACGTTATATCTAATAGCCCGCATCTAGTGCATTGTAGGCATTTAACGTTAGGTGGCAGGTGGTCAGATACTACGCGCTCTAGCTGTAACGTAATGGTCTTGCATTGTCTGCAATTAGCCTCAATATAGAGCATAGTTTTTAACACCTTTCTAACCTATAATGACGGGCTTAAAACACCCCGGGTTATAGTTTTTTCTTTCTATAATTACTTTTAGTTTAGTTCTTTCTGTGCCTTCTTCACCGGGCTTTCTATACAAAAATGGCTCTAAATCCAGTAATGCAGGTATAGGCAGCATTAGTAAACCGTCTGTAAACCTAAAACAAACACGGTGATAAGCTGTCGGTAAATCTTTAAAAATTGGCATACAGCTAAGCATTTGTATTTTAGAATAATCAAACAGGACGGGGTCGCTACTCGGTTGGTTAAGCCAGCGTAGCTCTAAATCACCTATGTAATTAGACCGCCCGCCTAAATCCCGTTCGTTTATGTGGTAATCACTTACATAAAACGCCGGGGTAGGTGTAAGTACCCACGGGTAGCAAGTAACTAAATAGTTAGCTAATAATTGTTCGTGTTTCGTACTTGTATAACCGCCCTTAATTGGTATCACGGGCAGCCCTTTCAGTATCACTTAATAGCTCATCTGGTACAGGCTCACGCTCTGCTATTGGGTCTAAGTTACGCCCGGCCTCTAATAAAACCTCTGCGTGGTCATCTGGCCTTAGCCATTTATCGCCATACTGCCTTAGCCATACAGGCTCACATTGATTAGCTTTTACCTTGTCGGGGCATAAATAGCCTTTGTATGGTTTATTAGTTTTATTTGACGTGCCCTCAATTAGCACTCTATGACCGTGTTTACATATTGGCGGCTCTGGCATTGGCTCTGCCCCTAGTTTGGCCTTTAGAGCGCTTATTGACTCAGCCGCGGTAGGTACTGCCCCACCTGCCCCGCGTGTCTGTAATGGGGCTTGTATAGCCTCTACTTTCTCCATATCCTGCCGCGTAGGTCTACCTGCACCGCCCGGCGTTAGCAAGCCAATAACACGCCCATAGGCAGAGGTTACGCAGTTTTCAACCCAAAAATTAGCGTTTACGCCACGGTCTGACCTAACCTCTAACGCATAATCTACAGCGCTTGGTTTATCATCTTCATAGTTTTTATAAGCCTCAGCTCTAATTAAAATATAACCGTTTTTTAGGTCTATGTCCTCTATGTAGGCCACTAGGCGTAACCCGGGAAACTCAGCCCGCGCTCTTTTTATGCGAGCGTTTACATCTTCATAACCGTCTAAAAAGCTCATTTAGTTACCTCTTTTAAGGCCTTAGCTATATTGCGCCCTCTTAGGTAACCGTCGCCGTGGCCTTCACGGTATCCCGTCCTATAGGCAGCTAACATAAATAAGCCTACTATTAGTACGGTTAAAGTAATTACTGCTATATCAGCTAACATATTTCACCCTTTGTTAAGGCTGATAAAACTACTCCACTAAGTAGCCCTCTCAGCGTGTAGTAAAAGTATGAGCCCTAAGACCGACATAAGGCAACGCGACACGCTAGCGCTTTAATCTGTCCTCTAAAAGCATTTCATAAATCCGGTCTACTTGGCCCTCTATACGCTCAACGCGGCCTCTAAGGTTATGCCCGCCGTTACCGTCTGGCCTTAGCTCTGATAAATAAAACTTAACTAAATGGCGTACCAGCCCAACCCCTACCGCTGCAAGGCTACAAAGTCCTAGCGCTATAGCTAATAGGGTTTGGGCTTGGTTCATTACTTAGCGCCTAAACCGAATTGCTTTTCGTTAGGCTGTAATGCTTTAACTAATGGGCCTATTAAACCTGCGATAAAGGCGTTAGCCAATACTTTAGGGTCTGTAATGCCGGATAGGTATAGAGCTGCAACGCTTGCTAGCGCGGCACGTCCATAGCTATAGGCAGCCGCCTCTAGTTTTTTCTTGTCCATTTTTGCTCCTAAATGCCCTTAGTTTATTTGTGTAAGTACCGCTACCGTATGAGTACCGCTAGCAGCAACAGCATATAACGCCTCGTGGTCGCCTACGGGTACAGTTAATTTATCACCATTATCTAGCTTATAGCCGTTACTTGTAGTTACGTTTGGCCCGCCTAAATAAATAGCGCCCCCGCCTAGATTATGTAAATTAGCTGTTTGGTCAAAATCTGATTTAGGTACTATTACTACAGCCTCAGTACCTACCACTACTTGCGCGCTAGTTGGCATTTTCTTGTCCTAACTTTGCAATTAGTTTAGCGGCTTTTTTAGCATTTACCGTTATTTCAAAGTGCATTTCATCTTTTCGGTTACGGTAATCCCCACCCCACGTTAAGCCATACTTTTTAGCTAGCGCTCTAATCATTGGCACTTTATCGAGTGGAAATGTACCTACCGCCCCTAGCGCGTGTTTAGTCGCATTTAAGTCTATTGCTGTACCGCTGCTATGGCAGCTAAGGCGGTCTGTACTGCCGCGCACCATACGGAAAGCGTAGCCCCACTCGTCTAAAGCGCCTTCATCTATTGGCTCTATTAGCGCGTGAAACTCAGCGGCAAAACCTACTAGCAAAGGTGCTACAGCCTCAGCGCATCTAAGTTTTCTATTAGTGCCAGGTATTGCATAACTTTTAATGCCAATTTCTGCCGGGTCTTTACTGGCAGGCCAGCCGTTATAGCTTGTTAGCATAATAATTTATTTTAGAATAATCCCTTAAGATTATGCTAAAAGCAGTTTAGCCTCATCTTCAGTAAGTCCTAGCCGATTTAGCAGGGCTGTTTTTTGAGCGGCTTTTGCTGCATCTTGTTCTGCCTTCCAAGCATCATATTGAGCAAAGCCTGCCTCAAATTGTTCTTTAGTAATTGACTCACACTCTAAAAACTCTATGCCTTCATATTCCTCACCGCGAGCAACATAACCACCATTTGGAATTAGAAAACCTAAAACATCATTTATTGTTGCCACTATGCACCTATTTCTATCAATGTAATCATAGATGGATTACTTCCTTGTTGAAATCTAGCACTTCCAGAATTAGCCGTATCGTCAGCCTTGCCTTGCGTCTTGTAAGTTGTTGCTGAAGTAGTTGCAGGGCTGTCTAAATAAGTGTAATTGTTGTTAGGCGAAAGAATATAAGTACCACCCACAGCATAAATAGAAACAGCATTTGCTACTGTTAAAATCGCAGTAGCACCTCGCAATATTCTAATGTGTGCAGAAGCCTGACTAGTTTCTCTAAAAGCCTCTGCGTTTTGATTTACAATAACCAAAACTTTGCTACTTGCTGAACTTGGCGTAATTGTTGCTGTTAAACCTGTGTCTGTATAAGTTGTTGATGCAATTGCTGTTGCTGTTGTATAAACGCTTTGCACAACCTGCAACACTTTGCCACCGCCAGCAGCGGCAGCCCATTTAACTTTATATGGCGATACTGTTGTATCAGCTGTTAAGACTTGCCCGGTGCTACCTATAGGCAAGTTATCATAAGTGCCGCTGCCTGTACCTATTACAATATCGCCGCTAGCTGTAATAGTAGTTGCCATATCATTAGTAATAGTTACCGTACCGCTAGTGCCACCGCCGCTAATACCTACGCCAGCTGTTACGCCCTCTATATCACCTGTTGCGCCGCTAGCTACCCACGCGCTACCTGTGTAATACCACAAGCTATTATTATCTTTAGTAAATGCAAATTGCCCTTCCTGTGGGCTAGTTATGGCGCTGTTGCGCGCTGCCTCTGTAGCAAAAACTAAAATACCTTGCATTAAATAGCCGTTTACGTCTGCGGCTGTTAAAACCTCACCTGTAGTAAAGGTCTTAAATCCTAAGCCCGCTGCCATTGTTCCCCCTAATAGGCCAATACGCCGGTGTCTAGCACCCCGTATAGGTTTGAGTCTAGTATAAAGCCGTCTATTATCGGCTCTAGTGTGGTTAGTGTCGTTTTCCAGCTGTTAGGTGTAATTGCCATAGCTACACCAAACACCTGTAAAGTCTTAGTTAAAGTAGATGACCCGGGCTGGTTTGTAGTAATAGTTATAGGGTCAAAAAAATCTAAATCTAGGGCGGCGATTATGCCGGCATTATAGTTATCTGTGTATAAATCTAAGGTAATAGCATCACATCTTATTGAGGTTTCTTTACGGCTAGCTACATAGGCTTGGGCGTAATCTAGGGCCGCGGCGTCTGTCTGCATTAGTAGGTTTTGTTGGTTATAGCTGTGGGTAAAATACTTATCTATGCTTGCTTGGTCTATGGCTAGCTGTGTAGTGCCGCCTGCCCTAGTTATAGAGGCTGCGTTAAATACCAACGTATCGTCTAATCTCCAAACTGCATCAAAATAACCTATATTTGTGCCGTTATCGTTAAACACGGTAGGTGTGCCGCCTATGCTAGCTGTAGTAACTTGCCTATCTTGAAATACAAAGCTACCGGTAGCATCTACATAAAGCGCCCCGTACTCACTTAGGGTAACCGTCTGCATAGCTGCAAGGCTGGTACGGGCTGTGCCGGGGTCTGTCTGCAAAGTAGTTAGCCCGGCGTCTACATCACGCATAGAGGTAGGCCAACCTATCTGGTCTAAAATCTGGTTAATGCGTGTGCCGGATAAGTCGCCCGCGGTAGCTCCTGTTACTGTAGCTATTTGTGCATTTTGGGCAAGTCTAAACGCATCTACCGCCGTAATTGTGGTATAAACAACGTCTAACGCATTTTTAGGCGTAGTAGTGTTATAGCTAGTGATAAAACCGCTAAATATAGGGTAAGTAACGCTGTTATAAGTAGCAGATATAGCTACTTTACGCATAGGGTCAAGCAAGCCAAAATAAGGCCCGCTAGGGTTTTGTGGGTTAAAATCGCCGTTTTGGTCTACTATTCTTAAAGTTAGTGTACCTGTTTGGAATTGGTCGGCTTGTGGGTTACGGCCTCTGTTAGTTTGTATTGTATCTACTACGTCCGATACATCTACAATTACAGCCGCGCTATCGCTTAGTATGTTTGTATCTAATATGCCTTCACCTAAAATCATAGCTTGGGCAAAGCTAGGGCCAGTACTAAAGTTAATAATAGCGTTTATAACTGGCAGGGTCATAGCCCACCGGTGTAACGCAACGGGTCGCCCTTGCGCTCTAAATCTAATATAGCTCTTTGTACGGCTAGGCTTATTGTGTCCTCACTACCTACTACACCTGCATTTACGTTTACTGTTATGTTATCTGCCATACGGAAACGGGCAGGGTCAAAGGTAGAGCCCGCGCCTATACCCGGTGTATCAAATATGCCCATAGCTCTTAATCTTGCTTGCTCATCACCTAGCGCATTAAGGGCGTTAGTACTTAAAGCATCTGTAAGCGTGTCTATCTGCTCTTTTAATAAAAAGTTAATACCCGTACCCGTGCTAGTAGCTAAACGCAAGCTAGTTAGTGTAGCTATTTCATCTGCTATTTTACTTGTAGGTATAAGTGCTGACTCTGGGTTAAATGGGTTAGGTACTAACCTATCTCCACCACCGCCACCACCACCACCACCGCCGCCGCCGCCATTACCGCCGCCACCACCGCCACCACCACCACCGCCGCCGCCGCCATTACCGCCGCCACCACCGCCGCCGCCGCCACCACCTGCTCCAGCTCCAGCTCCCGGCACAAATGGCGTTATTTTTAGCCCTGCCATTTTCATTAACAGCGCTAGAGCTTCGTTAAGGTTTTGTATATCTATAAGCGCTTTAGGCTTAAACTTATCTAAAATATCGTTTATATCTTGTAGCTTAAACTGTTGGCCTTGCAAAGCGCCTAGTATTGCTAAATCTAGATTAAGTTTTTTAGCAAGGCGCGTAGCAGCCTCTACATCTTTAGCAGCTATAGCATCTTCAAGCTGCGACATAGTTTGTTTAATAGATAGGCGCGTTAAGTCATTAGCTAGCTGTAATTTTTGCTGGTCTGTAGCATTTACGCCTAATCTGTTTATTTCATCTTGTTTAGCTAATAACGCTGCCTGTACCTGTATTTTATCTAGGTCAAATATACCTTCACCCTTGCCAAGCGCTAGGGCAGCTTTGTCTAGGGCTAATTGGTCTTTCTTTTCTTTAGTCATTTTTTTAAGTTCGTCTAATTTTTTCTTACTTGCTAGCGCTTCGGCTTTAGATATTTTAAGCAACGTCGCACGATTATTTAACTCTTTAGCGTATGCCTCTGCCGCTTTTTTACGGGCTTTGTTTGTTTTGTCTTGCATATCGGCAGCTGTGCCAGTAATAGGGTCTAAGCCAACAAGTGCATCTAAACCTTTTAGCAATAACTTTAGAAATGGGTTTTTCTTTAACTCTTCTATTTTAGCTTCAAACTTTTCAAAACTTGTAACTGCTTTACCTAAAGCCCTACCTATCTGTGTGCCTAAATCTATAATCATAGTCTGAAACTCTTCAACGCTAACGCCAGACTCTTCCAAACTATCTATAAAACCTTCACCTATTTTTTCTTTAGCTAAATCTGCCGCTTCACCTATTCTTGCTAATTTACCTGCGTAAGTATCGGCAGCGTTAGCACCTGCACCTCTAAACTTATTTTGTAAGTCTTGTAGCAATTCGTTAAAATCCATAGCCTGTAATTCAGCCGTGCTATAGCCAATTCGTAATCTAGTTAAAGCTGTAGTTTCACCCTTAAACGCCCGGCCTAAAGCTACGCTTACGCTTTGTAAATCTTTGCCTGTTGCAGCGCTTACATCTAACGCCGTCTGTAATAGTTTTTGTGCATTAGTTGCATCATTGGTAGCTTGTGATAAAGCTACAAACGCGTTAGTAAGGTCGCCGCCGGCCTTGCCTGTAGCTAACGCTAATTTATCTATGTATTGGTTAATAAACGGCGCGGCAAAACCTAGATTAACTGCATTAAGCGCATTTTCTAATAACTTAGCTTCTTTTTGAGCATCACTAAAAGCCCTAGCTACAGACCTACCAAACGCTAAAACAGCTGTAACGCTAAATGCTTTTACTAACGTTTTACCTAAACTTTTTGTACTTTTACTTAATTTATTAGTAGCCGTTTCTGCCTGTGAAAACGCTTTTTTGCCCGTAAACTCAGAGGCTATATTTACTACTACTTGTGGGTCTACAGCCATTATGCCGCCGCCTTAAAATTATTATTAAATATAATCTTGGTCTTTTCTATAGCTTTAATTACAGCTGCGTTAGTTTTGCCGCCGTCCTCAGCCCACGCTCTATAGATAGCCCGGCCTCTCATTTTTCTAGACCTACGCCCCGCGCCTGTTTGGTTATTAGCATCTACTATTTTACCTGTGGCATCTAGGGCATCTATAAACTGTTTACCCGCGTTAGGGTTTAGGCTTTGTGAATATTGCCTACCTGTATGTGTAGTTTTATCATAAACGCCATTTAAGTATCGGTCTACCATAGGCCCTTGAGGTCTGCCCTGTGGATTTAAGCGCCCGGCAGTTTCATAAATAGTACCTGCAGCGCTAACGTTAGCTATACGGGCTAAAGCTCTGAAACCGTTTCTATTAACTTTACTAGGCGCTGTCCTATAACCTAT